TGGTGAACGAGGCCGCCCTGCGGGCAGTCCGGCACGGCCGAAGAGTGGTCACCCAGGAGGATCTGCTGGCCTCCTTCGAATTCGTTATCGCTGGAAGCGAGAAGAAGAACAGCGTCCTTACCGAGTTTGAGAAGAAGCTGGTGGAGGCACTGGAAGAGAATAACATCTTCCGTGGCATGGCAACGGTCATCCGCACCAGCTCCGGCACCCGCAAGATTCCTATCGCGGAGGATACCGGTGAGGCAAGCTGGATCGATGAGGGCGAGGAGATCCCGGAGAGCGATACCACCTTCGGTCAGACCATGCTGTCTGCGTACAAGCTGGGCACTATGATCAAGATCTCCAATGAGCTGCTGAACGACTCCGCATTCGACCTTGCCACCTATATCGCCCGCCGTTTCGGTGTGCGTATGGGCAACGCAGAGGAGCGCGCCTTTATCACCGGTGACGGTGTGGGCAAGCCTCTGGGTCTGCTGGCTGAGACTGGCGGTGCCAAGGTCGGTGTGACCGCTGCCCAGAAGGATGCCGTTACCTTCGATGAGATCTTTAAGCTCTACTACGCACTGAAGGCTCCGTACCGCAAGAAGGCACAGTTCCTCTGCAACGAAGCCCTGGTGCTGCAGCTGATGACCATCAAGGACAACAACGGCAACTATATCTGGAAGCCTGGTCTGGAGATCGGCAAGCCTGATACCCTGCTGAACCGTCCGCTGAAGACTTCCGCCTTCATGCCGGAGATCAAGGGTGGCAGCAAGGTCATGGCCTTTGGCGATTACAGCTACTACTGGGTGG